GCATGCAGCGCATAACACCTGACAATTCAGTTATTAAGTCAAATGCCTAGTTAGAAGATTGAATATTTACATTGCAGCTAAATCTTGCTTCAGTGCTACCAAAACCATCATCTACAAGAGTATTCGCATATTTACTAGCAGTTACAAAAGAAAATAAATCTAAATTACTGTCAGTTATATGATCGCCAAATCCATAGCGCGTGTTAGTTAAAAGATCTAATAATACCATCGCTGGACAGTTTGTATAAACCGCTGAACCCATAACACCATTGAATATATAACCACTTGGATATACGATTCTCCCAGTTGCATTATCAACAGTTGGTGTGCCAGAACTAGAAGCACCAGCACCCGGTATGCGTACTTTAATTCCACGAATACGGAATTTTCTTCTAGGTATTGAACTAAATTGCTGAGAATCTAATCGAATAGAGTTATAAGCTGAGTTTGCATAAGTTGAGGCATCATCAACAATTTCAGAAAGGCTTGTCCATTGGAAAGAATCAATCAAAGACGAACTTGTACTATCTGCTGTAATTCTTGAAACCCTAATATCAACTGGAAAAGCGCCTGTAATTAAAACTGAGAAATCTTTTTGGTACTGGTCTGCGGTTCTTCCTGTGACTGTGTCCGTATGAAGATCGGTAAAACCACCAGAGTTGTATTGAACAGAAATTTTATATTGAACTGTAGAGCCTAATAAATCTCCCTCGTCTGTTGCTTTTTGTATTTGAGGAAAAGTAATTGAAACTTTTACCCTATCTACATTTGTATTTGTTATTTGTCGAGTAACAGGAGTTGCAGCAGTAACAGTCACACCAACAGGAGTAATAGAAGAGCTACTTTCTATGCCATCAATTTTTGTTTGGTTCGAGGTTCCGAATCTAGAGTTAAAAGTTACGTCTTGATAATTGAAGTCTGTAGTCTCTGGACTAGCAGAAGTAGCAGTTGCTTTTAATATTGGTGTGTCATTAAGAAAAACGTCTTTTAAATATGCGTTTGTATAAGCTGTTGATGTTTTATCTGTAATGCCTTCTTTTGATGCACTTGCACTGCCTTCTATTTCACCTTCAGAAATTAGGTCAAGAAAAGTTGCAAACTGCTTGCTGTGCAGTGTATCTGGGGTTCTAGTCGGTTGTCTTGGTGGTGGTGGTGAAGGTGGACCCCCAGCACCTCTAATAATTTTTTTATTATCGGTCATACTTGTACCTGTTCAGTATCAATTCCACCTGAGATCACGACAGACCCGGTTACGATTTCTCCATATACAATCGGAACTGGAGTACCAGCCCGACTTGTTTGTTGAGTTCCAGAAAAGCTAAAAGATATTCGCGGGTCTTGTTCTGAAGTAAATTCTTTTGGTTTTGGTACAGGGAATAACATTCCACTAACGCCGCCAAGAACTAAAGCAGCACCGAGATAACTTGCAGCAGTACCGATAGTTGCATACAAACCAGCATTTGCTACTGGACCTCCAAAAATACCGAAGGCAGTATTACCAAACAAACCACCGCCGGGCATCATCAAACTAAAACCTATTAATGCAGCACCTAATAAAACTTTTCCAAAATTACCACCCGCACCTGTGATAACTGGTACAAATTTTATATCAGATTTACCTATCGGATAATGTAAAGCGTCTGTATCTAGTTCTTCTTTGTCAATCAATACTTTGTAGTATCTATTCGACATATATGACTCAAGATCAGGAAAATTATTTATTAAAAAACTTACTGCCTGCGCTGTTGTGCTAACTTGTACCTCAAATTCTTTATGACCTACGAACTCTGCCAAGTCTCCATATAATTTAACTTTACGAAGCATAACGGTACCTCTTGCCAGTACATTTGAACAACCATTCTGAATATGGTTCTTTACAAGATAGTCTATCTGCTAAATGATGTAAAACCATATCACCAAGAAAAATAGCTACATGATTTAAAGTTGGGTACATTATAGACATTAATAAAACATCGCCAGCTTGTAACTTTTCATCTGGTTTTAGTTCAATAAACCCAGCTCCAGTTGCATAATATTCAAATAATGGTTTTTCTAAAAACTCTTGTGGAGTAACAGGTCTTTCATAATCTTTAAGTTCTATATTTTTATCTTCTTTATACCAATCTCTCACTAAACTCCAACAATCGGTAACACCCCAAACCCAAGGTCTACCAATCAAAGGCGCTTTGTAGCCAGTAGGTTCATAAAAGCCCCATTGTTTTGTCTTTGGATTAACAATATGCCAAGGTAATCCACTTTGTTCACAACTAAGTTTATCTGCTTCTGAAGCTGTTGCGGGTGTTGTTGGGTGGCTATGAATTATAGCAATAATATCTCCTGTGTTATCTGCTTTTACATAATCTTCTGGGTCTAAAATAAAACATTGATGAGCAGTAATAGCTAAATTTCTACAAGGAAAATATCTTTCTTTACCTTTTATGTTTAATAACAGTCCTACAGATTCTTTAGGGTCTTGTTGTTGCGCGTGAATAAGCGCATCATCTTGCCAAGTCATACACCAATAGTACCAATAGAGGGAAACTCAGCCCGCGTACATTGTCTTTTTGGCGCTCTAATGCCAGCCAAATCAAACACCGCAGCTAGTTCAAATGTAACTATCTCTCTATTTTCTTGTGATTTTCTGTCTATTTGATATATTTCTTGCGGAAACTCAGCATTAGTGTCTGGGGTTCCATAAGGATTAACACCGCCTACAAAATTTACAGCATCAATAAATTTGGCAAGAGTCCTAATACGTGTAACTGTCGCCCCGGTTAAGTCATTTCCTGTCGTAGTTTCGTTAACAGTAAGCAAAATAGATGTGATTGTGCCTAGTGCATTACTAACTGTCAGCGTTGGTCTTGGTAACTGTCCTTTTTGGTACTTAAAACCATCTACTTCAATCGGGAATCTTTGATAAGAATTACCTTTCCAAACGATTTCGCCGTTAGAATTTAAACTACTGCCCGCGTGAAACCTATAAGTTGATGCAGAACCATGTAAAGCTGAAGTTGTAGATAATTCAAAAAGCTCAATAATCGAACTAGGGTTTATATTTTGAAGATCACTAACAATCGCAGCTGTACTCATGGTTCAAAAACCTCTCTAAAAGTTGCATTTATTGTGGCTCTGTTTAGGTAAGGTATTGTTTTTGTCCAGCTTTCACATACAAATTGTCCAGCACCAGAAACTGTAACAGATACGTTTCCACTATTTGTAGCACTTGAAGCGGCTGTAACTGTTAATGTATTTGCATCAGCGGCAGTAGCAACAATAAAAGTACCATCTGTAGCAGACCCAGAAGTGTAGTCTATCACTACTGTTTCGCCGATTGCTATACCATGATTCGTGATTGTAATTGTAACTGTAGTACCTGATTGTGAATAAGTACCAGTTTTTGTAAAGCCTTCACCCGGTGGAGTGAAAGTAAAACTAGCAGAATCATTAGCTCTACTATCTAAAAATGCCTCGATAACATCTGCATCAGTTTCTGAAACTTCAAATCTTAAAGAATAAATTTTAGGATTTTGATGACTAGCCAGCCCGAATAATATTCTGTGTTCGTAGCCATCGCCAAATCTTATGGTACGAGTTGCTGGTGCGCTTCTTTTTGAAACACCATATTGAGGATTAATCGAGGGAAAAGTTGCCATTATGCTAATAAACCTCCGGGTCGTTTTTGGTTTACAAGTTCTGCAGTTATAGCAGCACTAAGAACGTGACCTAGTTGCCTGCCTCTGTTTTCATCGCCTTCTACAGAAGAACCCGAAGCATCAACATTAACAACTACATTAGTACCACCACCTGTAGAAATGCTACCGCTTGAAGATGGTGTAAATATTTCAGGTCCACGTTCCCCGACCATATAAGAAGAACCTCTCATTACTGCACCGCCATTCGCCCTACCACCACTTAAACTAAAGAAACTACCAATACCTCCTCCCAAGCTCCCCAGAAAAGCATTAACCCCATAAGTAATTAAAGACCTCTGAATCTGGCTAAAGACGCTTCTAGCCACATCTCCGAGGGTTCTAGTACCATTTATTGCTCCTTCTATCGCGTCTACTAATCCTGTTCGTATAGACATTGACATATCAGTATAAAGTTTTGTTAGCTCTGTAACCTGATCAAATTCTTGGCTGTTTTTATTTAAAATTTGGTCAATAATACTCAATCTATCTTTTTCAGCAGTTACAGTTTTTTGTACCTCTGCGCCTGTTGCCGCTTCATTTTCTAAAATTAAAATTTGTGCATTAATTCGTTTTTCTAAATCCATAGCCATTCTTTGTATTTCATTCGTAATTTGAATCGCGTCTGGAATATCATTTGGCCTTATTCGTGTTGTCTGATTACTTATCCCAGTTACAACTTTCATCATTCGATTTAAAGTTGCGATGTCTTGCACCCCTTCTGGTTGTATGCCACCTAAACCCGCTTTGAATCTGTCTACAGCTTCAAAAGTACCTCCAAGAGTTAATGCCGCACCACCTTTTGCAAGTTGTCTGGACGCCTCCCCTACGACTAGATCATTCATTAAAGCTATGGCTTCTGCAAATCTGCTAACCAAATCATTTACCGTATCGAGAATACCTTTCAAAGAAGGTCCCAAAGCCTTATCCAGTACTCGTACCAAGTTACCGATTTGATTGACAAGGTTACTAAATTGTTGAGACAAAGTACTTTGAAACTCTTCAGTTGCTTTAAGAGCCACCCCAGCAGCGTCTGCCTGATTTAATAAATTTTGATTAAATTTAACAAGATCATCATTAATAAGCGGGAATACAGCCTTCATAGCCTCTACACTTCCAAACAGTTTTGCTAATTGTTCCGTTGTCGCACCACTTTTTGCTATTTCTGCCAAAATTCCCTCAAAACCTTTCGATTCTAAAGCAGCTGCATTAAATGAAATTCCTAGTTTTTTAGCAATTTTTTCTGCTTCCCCGGTAGGCTTTAATATTGATACGATTGCTTGGTTTAATCCTGTAAATGTCTGTTCTACTGGTACACCTTGCGCTGTAATTGTAGCTATAGCAGCGTTTAATTCATCAATACTTATACCCGCCGCTGAAGCTGTAGGTGCGATTCTACCTATCTGCCTTGCGTATTGGTCAACAATAATTTTACCGTCATTTTGTGTTTGTATAAATCCATCTACTATTTTTGCTGCCTTGTCTGATTCCAAGCCGAAAGCGTTCAAGACACTTGTAACAGCATCAGAAACAGTACCAAGCTCTGACATTCCACCAACAGCACCTAAAGCTGAAGCCTCAAGTACTTGTGAAGCCTCTGCTGCGTCTGTAAAACCCGCTGAAGCTACGTCATAACTAGCTGCTAATAATTCTGTTTGGGAATATGCGCCTTCTAAACTATTGCTTAAATGTAAAAGATTATTTGAAAGTACGTCTACATCAACTCCTAAAGTTTTTACCGCTGTCCTTGCTTGCTCTGCTTCATTAAAACCTTTGAAAAAATTTCTAACACCACCAGCTACCAGTAAACCCCCGGTTAAAAATCCAAACGCCTGACGTAAACCGCCAACCGATTTTGTTAATTGGTTTGATGCTCCTTGAGCCTGACGTAATCCACGAACTGCTTGTTGTGAATTAACTCTCAGGTCAATATTTGAAATAGCCACAAATTTACCTGATTAGTTACCGAGATCGCGACTTTGATTCTTCAATGTGTCGTTTTTCTCTTTCTGCCTTTAGTTCAAAATAAGCTGCGTAGAAAATAAATTCTTGGTCAGTTAATCTTGTTCTAAGTTCGCCAACTGTCATGCCTAGTTCGCAAGATAAGAAAAACTCAAAATTAAGCCAACTATCTTGCTCTAGTCGTTTTTTGCTTCGCCTAACTCAGGTTGATTTTCCATACCGAACAAAAATAATTCAAGTTCGTTAAGAATTCTTTCTGGTAGTTCGCGTTGTAGTTTTGGTGCATCAGCTAAAGCAAAAGCCTTTGTACCATCTTCCAATTCAGCAAGTTGGCACAACACACGCGTACTAATTGCAAGTGCATCTGCACTATTTGTAGCCGCGTTTGCTGCGATTCTGTCAGACCTAGTTAGTGGTCTGAAATATAAGTCGACTACTTTGTTACCAGCTTCGTCTTTTAGTTCAAACTTACGTCTTTCTCTAACGTCAAAAGCGGTTGTTAGTAAATCAACAGTGCGAGGATTTGGTGTCATAAATTAAACAGCAGAAGTAATAGCACCATTCGAGGTAAATGATACTGTAATGGTTTCTAAATCTCCAACAGAAGCGCTAAAGTCAGTGCTTGTAACAACTCCTGAGAAAGAAAGTTTTTTAGATCCTGACGTATCGAGAAATAACTCGAATACTGCGTCTCCAGCATCTTCAGCGACAAGACAATCTTCTACAAAATTTTCTGTTTCGTTGCTTGATGCAGCAGTATAGAGAAGTTCTACGCTACCAGTAGCAGAGATTAATCCACCAACATAAGCTCTAGAGGTGTCGCCATGATCGGTACACTCTAAAAGTTCTTTGTTTACAGTGAGTGACCAGTTTCTTGTACTAACAACAGCCTCTGTAGTGCCAGAGCTGTTTTTAAAGTTAACTGATCCCTCTTCACCACGATAAAATGCCATGATTTAAATTTAGGTTAATTGTCTACATATTAACCCTAAGAACTAGGATTAACAGTAGTAGAAGTTTTCTTTGATTGTTGTTTCGCCATGTACTGCTTACAACGTGGGTCCCAGAGTGCTGGGTTTCGTTTGCCCTTGACTGCTTCGATAGCGTCAAGCATTTCTTCAGTAATTTCAGTCATAATTCCTCATAGGCTTCAAAGGTCATTCTAATTTGTGTTTGAAAAAACCCTTCAGGTTCAGGGTTTGTAACAGGTGCGGGTCCAATAACTGGGTCAAAGACAACACCTGAAACGACTTGTCTATTATACAAATCGCGAATACGCTTCCCAATCACATAATTACCCCCTGCACCTATGCTTTGTCCAGTAAATATATTGATTGTAACAGCACCAACAACTTTGTTATCGGAATCACTCGTACCACCCAAACTTAAATACTCTCCCTCTCCAAAAGCTAATAACATTTGAACCCAGCTACTACTTGGTGTTGGTGTATAACTTTGGTTATAAAAAATAACCGGGATGGCGGGGCTAGATGCTAATTCTGTATTTAGCCTACCTTCTACAACTCCTCTTACTGTGTTTAAGTCTATTGCAGCCATTATGTCCTCCTAAGTATCTTTTGATATTCTTGTTGCGCCCACCCTTCTAACTCTTTTGAAATAACATCTACCCAAGGTCCAGATTGTTGGTCGCTTCCAGTTCTTCCCGCCGCCTTCCATGATCTTGGTATGCCCTGACCTGTACCTGATAGCGCCTCTGCATAAGGTAAATTGTTGTGGATATGATAAACATTGCCAATCTTTTCTGCAAAGCCAGCAGCATAATTAGAGCCTTTTGGTGGTGTTATCCCTTTTTCAAAAGGTCCATCAATATTTGCTTTGCCGTCTGGTGCATTTTCTCCAATTTGCCAATCAGACCGAAATCTACCAGTATCTACCGGGCTACCTAATTTTGCTCTCGCATCACTTTCCAATACAACAGCCCTGAGAAGTTGGTTTATCTGAAACTCCATGTGACCGCCTATTCTTTCTGGTGGTATTATCATCATTTTCTTAAATAAAACTCAAAAGATAAAACTACCTCGCCACTTCTATATGTTCTGATTCTTATTATTTGGTGAACAACGCTACTAATTACCACTCTGTCTTTAGTTGTGGGTGTATAAGCCAAAGTATTAGCGGCAACAGTACATTTCAAGTCGCCAGCCTGCACTAAATCGTTAACCTCTCTGTCGTTTACGTCTTCTAAAACACCTTTTGTTACTGTATCTGCAGTACTTTCAGTAATAACCCCAGTAGAATCATTGTAGCTACCGGGCGTTACTCTTCTTACAGTTACAGCAGCACCAACTCCGGGTATCTCAGTAACCTTATCAACTACCTTTTTTAGTGCAGCAGCGAAAGAGGCCATTAGAGTCTATAAGCGATAACTTGACCACTAGCAAGAGTGATACTTGTAATTACACCTTCGATTTCAGACGCAACACCCATAGTAATGCCATTGACAGTAGAAGAACCATTTTCTGTGATTACTTCAGATACTAAAGTTACCTCTGCGGCAGCAAGGCAATGTATTTTGCCAAACCTTCCAGTGTGGGCATCTGTGTTTGTGATGATAATGGCAGCTGGATACTTGTAATCCATAAATTAACTCCTTTTGATTGATACGTTACCGGGTCCACTGATTCGTAGACCAGTGAAGTACCGCTCGAACATTGGCGGTACTCTATCAGCGCCAACAGCGCCATATTTATCAGGTTCAACAGCAACGCCGCCTACACCTACTCTCTTATAATCTTCTAAACCAGATAATGACAATCCATCTTTGTTGTTATTAAGATATACAGCTAGTTCTACTTGTGCCTCTTGAACTTCTGGTGGTACTTCGGTGTCAGTATAATAATCTGTCGTTATTCGGTAAGGATGTCCAGTTGCATAAGTACTTGTAAATGTATCTGGTTTTCTAACTCCCTGTCTAGGCCATTGTAATGCTTGTGTATCTGTTGCTCTTGCGCCAAGAAATCTTTCCCGGTCAATACGTTTTGTAGCGCTAACTAAAGCTCTGTTTTTGTTGTCGTCAGTAGCACTATCCCACGCCGCGGCATCAGTGCCTAATACAAGACCTTCAATTAAAGAGTTTGCTGCAGCTAATGTCAGATAGCTATTTGCTGTTGCGCTTCCTACTGTTGCTACTATTGTTATCGCCATTTAGATCAAGTTGTTTAGACTTAGGTTTTGTTTTTTTAGGAAGAACCGAGGCCACAAAAGCAGCCTCCTGTTCTCGCTTACGTTTGAACGCAAATATTCCCATTAACCAGCCTTGAAAACCATATAGTTCAAGACGATAGCCTCACTAGCTGAAGAGCCAGATACATTACCAACAGAAATCTTAAAAGACCCATCAGCAATAGTATTAGCTTGGACAACATAAGTTCCAGCTGTACCAGCAGAACCATGATTCACTTGAATTACATCCCCTGAACTAACTTTTGAGTTAGTGACAGTGAAAGTAACTTCAGCAGCGGCAGCTAATGCAGCATTGTTCATAGTGATCGCCCCAGCGACATTATTTAATGTCACAGCAGTACCTTTATTGGTTGCTTGAGTCACAGAACCTGTTTGTGCTGTTACAACTCCTAAAGCAGAGCCTGCAGCAGCTTCAAATAAACTTGGCATAATAATTTACCTCTAATCCATTGTAGAAACGTTAGTTGCCCTAACAATCCCTAGGTTTTTTGTCTCGTAAACTTTCGACCAGTTGCTTACAGTTTCAAGTTGTGCCTGAGTTGGGTTTGTTGTTGTAACAGCCCACTTAGATCCAACCGGGTGGTAGCAGTAATGCAAGTCAATAGACATAGCATCAGATTTAGCCAGAATGTCTCTGTCTGTCTCTGTTGTTAATCCAGCTTGCTCGCCACTAGCTACAGCACCTGCAGTAAAGAAATATGTTGAATACTCTTTAGAAGATCCAGAACCTGTTGTAGCAACATCGTCTGAAACGATTACACGCAATCCGCAATATGTAGGTACAGTTCCGTTTCCACCATATGCAGGGGCAATAGTACCACCTGATGCAGTAGCAGAACCGCCATTACCATCAGAGGCTAAAACGTAATCTACTAATTTTCTCTCTACGAGATCGTAGTACACAGCTGAATGCATACAAACAGCCGCTAGTTTGTCGCCTTGATCTCCAAGGATAGACTTAGCTTTTGCAACGTGTCTTGGTGCTAAAACTGTTGGTGTATCGCCAGAGCCACCATCAATAGTTAGTCCAAAAAATGCAGCGTTTGAATCTGTTGAGTTAACAGAACCAAAAATACCAGATAAACAAGCAAGTAAATCTTTCTGTCTTTGGTTAGCTATGTAAGCACCGATCTTTTGACCGATTGCTCCCATTGGGTCAGAACCCGCTGCAAGTGCAGCTAAATCTCTAGATTCAAAAGCACGACCTCTGTGTAAAATTACACCAACTTGTTTGCCAGTTGTAATCTTACCGGGTGTTAATGAACTTGAATCAGATAGAACCTCAAAATCTCCACTTAAGTTTGCAGAGAAAAAAGGTACATTTATTAGATCACCGCCCTCAGTAGCGTTTAATTCAGCCATAGGTTGAACAACACCACTCGCTAAGAAACTATCTCTTGCTGTGGTTTGTTCTATGACATACGGCGTAAACACCTCTGGGATGATCACATCACTACGGAGAGTAGCCATTGAAAATCTTTGGATAAAGTGTACGATATTGCGGGCGCAGCCCTACAGACTTTGGCGCAGCCTAGTCTAGTTACAGTTCATAATAACCAGAAAACACCGAAATTAACAACTATTTCTTTGCTTGGTCTCTTAATCTTTCGTATAAAGCTCTATCAACTTGCCATAATCTTGTTTGTTCTGTAAGATTTCCACCATTTTCAAATGGGTTTTTTTCCATTCCTATTGGTAATGTATTTGTTGATTTCCTGCCAACTGGAGCGCCTGACCCTCTAGCTTGGTCTGTCTTCTTCATCCAATCAGGTAATGTCTCAGCCCACTGTGCAACTGGGGTTTCTTCATATCCATCAACAACTACAACTGTGCCGTCTTCTCTTCTTTTTATTTGATCTGGACTAATTTTAGTTTTTAAAACCATCTCCGGGTCGTGAACAATATCAGCTAAAGCAGAAACTGTAGGAGTAATTAATTCAAGTTCTTTAATCTTAGATTCGAGATGTTTTATTTTGTCATCTTTTGTTGCAGATGCTTCTCTAAATTGTGTATCTCTAGCCTGTAGCGCTTCAGAATACTTTCCTTTAGCCTCCAGTTCCGCTTGTTCAGCCTTTTGTTTAAACTCTAGTAGTTTTTGTACGTCTGTACCATCGGGCATTGTAGATAGCGTTTGCTCTAGCTGCTGGTACTTTTTCTTTTCGTCTAATAATTGTTTATTTTTTGTGTCCATTGATTGAACGCGACCTTCAAGATTTTGTATTTTTGAAAGTAAAGCTGTTAGCTCTTCTGAGGTGTTACCAGTTGGCGCAGCCTCTTGGTTTGTTTCTTCTGTCATACCCGCAAGGTAAGTTTGTTCACATATTAGCTTACCATTTCACTTTGTCAGCCCAATAAGCAGCAGACAT